CTTGATAACAGGAAGGACTTGACTGACGAAGAGTTCAAGTCAGTTCTAACTATTGTCGAAACACTATCTGATGCACAGGTTGATATGCAGTGGTTGGTGGATACGACAGAAAAGTTTTGTAAGGATAAAGCAGTCTACAATGCTATCCTAAACGGTATTCAGATTATTGAGGGGAAAGATAAAGAACATACCGCTGAAGCAATACCGTCCATTTTATCTGAAGCACTTGCAGTTGCATTTGATCAGAATGTTGGACACGACTATGTAGAAGATGGTGAGAACCGATATGAGTTCTACCATAAGAAAGAAGAAAAACTAGAGTTCGATCTTGAGTACTTCAACAAGATTACCAAGGGCGGACTACCACAGAAAACTTTGAACATTGCACTTGCTGGAACAGGTGTTGGTAAATCGTTGTTCATGTGTCACATGGCTGCGTCAACACTTATGCAAGGAAAGAATGTTCTATACATTACTTTGGAGATGGCAGAAGAACGGATTGCAGAAAGAATTGATGCGAATCTAATGAACATTACTATGGATGACTTACACGAGTTGCCCAAGAAGATGTTTACTGATCGCCTCTCCAAAATTCAAACAAAGACCAACGGAAAGTTAATTATCAAAGAATATCCAACTGCATCTGCTCATACTGGACATTTTAGAAGTCTGATAAAAGAACTGGCATTGAAGAAATCATTTAGACCAGACGTTATCTTTATCGACTATCTGAACATCTGTTCATCTTCACGATTTAAGGGGAATGCAAATGTTGGATCATATTTTTATATCAAAGCGATTGCAGAGGAACTTAGGGGCCTTGCAGTTGAAAATAATGTACCAATTATGTCGGCAACACAAACGACTAGAGGTGGATACTCCAATTCAGATGTGGGTTTGGAAGATACATCAGAAAGTTTTGGTTTGCCTGCTACGGCTGACCTCATGTTTGCCCTCATCTCGACAGAAGAACTAGAATCTCTAAACCAGATAATGGTAAAACAGTTGAAAAACCGATATAATGATCCTGGCTCCAACAAAAGATTTGTTGTCGGCATAGACAGGGCGAGAATGAAACTATATGATTGCGAACAGGAAGCACAACATGACATTATTGACAGTGGACAGGAAGATGACACCCCAGCATTTGATAAAACGACTTTCGGATTGGGTCTTGGAAAGAGCAAGACTTATGAGAAATTTGAGGACATCAAAGTATAAAAAACCAAAGTACTTTGTAAATAAAAATGGTATGTGGTGGGAAGTTGTTGAATTTCCTACAAACGACATTATACGCTCCTTTTCTAATAAAAGAGAAGCAGAGATGTTGTCAGAACAAATGACTAAGAACCCACCTTTTGGCGAAAGAACAATACCAAAGTTCTTAAAAGGTAAGAGTATTGACATTTCTGAATAATTGTGTTATTATAAATAGTAATGAAGAAACTATTTGTATGAATGGACACAGTGTAAATGTTAAACTTTTCAGGCTTTCTTGCCGAAGATAAAGGTGGGAAGAATCTACACCTAGAACATATCGAAGATGAAATTCTAAATTTCGGAATTGATGGCGGCCGTGCTTCCATCAATTTTGTTCGTTCTCTTAGAGATATGTTAGCAGGTGCATCTCGTTCATCTGTAAATATGACTGTCAAGTGGGATGGAGCTCCAGCAATCTTTGCTGGTATCGACCCAGAAGATGGTAAGTTCTTTGTTGCAAAGAAATCAGTTTTCAACGTAAATCCAAAACTATACAAATCTTCTTCAGAAGTTGACGCAGACGTTTCTGGTGCATTGAACTCTAAGTTCAAAATTGCACTTGCAGAGTTTTCTAAGTTGGGCATTAAAGGTGTTCTTCAAGGAGACTTGATGTTCACTGACGATGTTGATACCACAACAATTGATGGTAAATCATTTTATACATTTCAACCAAACACAATCGTATATGCAGTTGATGTAAACTCAGACTTGGGTAAACAAATCAAGAATGCAAAGATTGGTGTAGTGTGGCACACCACATATTCTGGAAATGCACTACAAGATATGAAAGCATCATTTGGTGCAAACATCAGTGGATTAAATAAAACATCTACAGTTTGGATGGATGATGCCACTTATAAAGATGTATCTGGTAAAGCTACAATGACTGCCGCAGAAACCGAAAAGGTTACTGCATCACTATCTTCTGCTGGTTCTACATTCAGAACAATTAACTCTGCACTACTTACAAAGTTCCTTACACTACAAAATGGATTCACTGGTAATCTTGCTGGTGCATCTCTAAAAACTTACAACAATAGTAAGGTAAGACAAGGACAAAAGATTACTAATGCAAAGGCTCATGCCACTGGTTATCTGAAGTGGGTTGAAGATGCATTTCAAAAACAAATTGATAAACTCAAGACACCAAAAAATAAAGAGGCACTTGAGGTAAAGAAAAAAGAAACAATCAGAGAACTAAAGAAACACACTACTAATCTTGCAAATATTATCACATTTCAGAATCACATTGTTGATGCAAAGATGGGTATCGTAAGTAAACTAAATACTGTTAAGAGCATTGGAACTTTTATTAAAACTTCTAATGGATTTAAAGTTGTTAATCCAGAAGGATATGTTGCTATTGATAGGGTTTCTGGAAATGCAGTCAAATTAGTAGATAGAATGGAATTTAGTTTTAATAACTTTACTGCGATTAAAAGTTGGGATAAGTAGATGAAGAAGTTTTCAGAAATAAGAGAGGCTCGTGGTGACACTTGTGTATTTACCTTTGGTAGATTCAATCCACCAACGACAGGACATGAAAAACTATTAGACGCTGTTGCGACACAGGCAAAGAAGAACCCTGGCGCACCTTACTATGTGTTTGCTTCTCATTCTGAAAACGCAAAGAAAGACCCATTACCATATGCAAAGAAAGTTGCATATATGAAAAAGATGTTCCCAAAACATTCACGGAACATTGTTGTAGATAAAGCAAGAAATGTGTTTGAGATTGCAGTCTCACTACACAACAAAGGACACAAATCAATCGTAATGGTTGTTGGTTCAGATAGAGTTGCAGAGTTCGATTCTCTATTGAACAAGTATAATGGTGTTGAAGCAAGACATGGATATTATGGTTTTGACAACATCGAAGTAGTCTCTGCTGGTGAGCGTGACCCAGATGCAGAAGGTGTTACTGGAATGTCTGCATCTAAGATGAGAGCAGCTGCTTCTACAAATGATTTTGACCAATTCAAACTTGGACTTCCAAAAGGTTTTAATCAAGGAATGTCACTATTTAAAGATGTTCGTAAGTTTATGGGCATTCGTGAATCATTCAACGGTTTAAACTACGTTATGACTGAAGAAGATGTTATTCGTGATATGTATGTTCGTGGAGAAGTTTTAAACATTGGTGAAGAAGTTACAGATACATATACTGGTGTAACTGGTAAAATTATTCGTAGAGGCACTAACTATCTAACCTTTGCAGAGGAAGATGGAACAACCCATAAGAAGTGGTTGTATGAAATTCAACTTGCAGAAGATTGTTGGCCTGGCTTTAAACAAGTTGGAATGAAGGATAAGAACGGAAAACAAGTTCCTAATTGTGTTCCAGTTGATGAGAAACAAGACAAAGATATTAAAGACAAGAAGGGTACTCAGCCTGCTAAGTATTTTGCAAAAGATGCTGAGGGTGATGAGATGGCAAAGTCTACTAAAGACAAAAGAGATGCACATTTCAGAAAACAGGCCGCAAAGGATGACGATGATCCTAATGCATATAAACCTGCCCCTGGCGATGCAACTGCAAAGACTAAACCATCAAAGTATACAAACAAGATGAAGAAGTTGTTCCCAGATTTATATAAAGAGAGTGCAACAAAGTCATTACAGAAAAAGGCAGATGCTTCTGGTATTTCACTAGGCATTCTGAAGAAGGTTTTTGATAGAGGTGTTGCAGCATGGAAGGGTGGACATCGCCCAGGCACAACTGCTGTTCAATGGGGTCATGCAAGAGTAAACTCATTTATTTCTGGCGGTAAGACAAGAACTACTGCCGATGCAGACTTGTGGAAACAACACAAGGGCAAGTCTGAAGATGTGGAAGAGGCATTTAAAAAAGACAAGAAACTTTCAAATCTAAAAGTTGCAACAGGCAAGAGTGCTGTGTTGGCAAAAGACAGACTAAAAAATATGAATAAAACCCCAAAGACGAGAGTTGCAGCTGAAACTGATATCGAAGAAGATCCTCGTGAAATTGGTACAGATGCATATAGAGAAGTGAGACAACAAATGACGCCAGGACAGGAAGTAAAGAAGTTCTCGTTCAAGGAACATCTGAACTGTGGAACAACAGATTGTTGTAATGAATGTGAGACTTCAAGTCTAATTGAGTCTAACGTATATCGTGTAGGGTCTGAAAAGTATTTTGAGTTTTTCCAAGAGAAGAGAGATGCCTATAATATTGGTGTCTACAATCCAGTAGGTTTTGATAAAGAACTGATGGAAGGTGATCTTGGAAAGTATGATATGTATCAAGGGGAACACGTTCCACTGGACTGCCCTATGATGGTTGAAGAAAAAGATGTAGAACTAAACAAACCAAAAGTTGGTGGGCCAAAGAAGTACTATGTGTACGTCAAAGATCCATCAACAGGTAATGTCAAAAAAGTCACATTCGGCGATACAACTGGACTGAAAGTCAAGTTGAATGACAAGGAAGCAAGAAAGAGTTTTGCTGCTCGTCACGATTGTGAAAATCAAAAGGACAAAACCAAGGCTGGATATTGGAGTTGTAATCTTCCAAGGTATGCCAAACAACTTGGTTTGAGTGGTGGTGGCAATTTCTTCTGGTAAACCATACACCCAATCTTATGATAATGATATGATTATCAGAAGGTTTGATGAGGAAGTTGACAGTAGTGAACTGGTATGGCATAGAGATAAACATACTAGAGAAGTCACTGTTTTAGAAGGAACTGGTTGGCAGTTACAACTTGATAACAAGATACCAGTGGAACTAGAACGAGGTAAAATATACGTTATTCCAGAGATGGAGTATCACAGATTAATAAAAGGAACAGGGAAACTTGTTGTAAAAATATGGGAAGAAAAAAATGACTAGATATAGCTCAACTATAACAGAGGCCCTGCAAGAGATTCGTGAGGGGTTCTCTTCAAAACAAATTAAAATGGCAATTGGTATTGCATCAGATAAAAGATATGCTGGTGGTAATATGACAGGTGCTGTTAATGCAATTGAAAAGATTAAAAAGGGATTGTCTGATCATCCACAGGTTGCAGCAGTTCTAAAAAGACAGAATGAAGATATTCAAGAAGATGGACATACAGATGTTGCGTCTGCGAAGAATCAAGTTAAGGTTGCCATGACTGCATTGCAGAAAATGGAAATGGAACTTGGTAAACTGAATGATGAAGATTCACTACCCTCATGGTGGACAAATAAAGTTGCAATCGCAGTTGATAAAATTGATGGTATGGCAGATTACCTTGATACACAAGTAGAAGGTGTAGAACCTATTCAATGGCCTTCCCAACCACTAGAAGAAAGTGTGACGATTGATGAACTTAAAATGGATGATCCAAAACTGAACAGGGTTTTTGATAAACTAAAAAGAGGCGATACCGTTAAACTAAAAACTAGTTCCACAATCAGTAAAGGCACAGACTTTGTTGATTATGTTGTGAAATCAAAAAACACGGTAAACAAGGGTAGAGTAGAAAAGGTTACTCTTGTTACTAAAGGTAATGAGAAGGCAGTCAAGAAGTTCCTATACAAGAGAGATGGTAAAGTAACATTCGCTATCGGTGATATGGGTGCATCTATTGATGATATCAAAGAAGCCGCACATGAACTTGCAGAGAAATTAAAAGTCTCTGATGGTTTGGGTGCATGGATTACAGATTTCCAAAAATCAGACGCACCACAGTTTGCTGGTAAATCTGACGAAGATAGACAGAAAATGGCAATCGCTGCATTCACAGATGCTGGTGGTAAACTAGATGAGATGGCATATAAGCCTGGTTCATTCAAAGATATTCGTCCACAAGAAAAGGCCGCAAAGGCATTGGACGCACTTATCAAATCTGGTGGACTAGACAAGAGTGATTTCCAAAAGGCAAGAGCAATGTATGTTCAGGCATCTGATATGCAGTCAAGAAAGAAACTTAAAGACTTTATCAGTAATCTAGATACAGAACCATTGGAAGCAATCTTGGATATTATTGGTAGAAATGATCCAGATACTTTCCAAAAAATGTATCCAAACTCAAAGCCTGGCGAGTATCTATCTACAATTGCATACAAACATAGAAATGCAAAGAATGAAGAAACTGAACTGGACGAAAAAGCACCAAAGATGACATATGCTCTTGTTGGAACAGATATGAAAATCTATTCAATGGGCAGTGATGAGAGAGATTTGAGGTTGGATCGCAAAAGTCTTGAAAAGAGATTCAAAGATGTTGCACCACTAAAAATGGCAAGACTTAAAACTGCACAAAGTATTGGTGACAAAGTAGATAAGTCTCAACTCAAAGAAGAAGAAGAACCAAATAAACCAGATTCTGCCAAAGCGGTAGATCAAATGCGAGATGACAAGAAGAAAACTCGTATTGCACAGTTGCAGTTGCAAATCGCAAAGGCAAGTGAAATGATTAACAAACTAAACTCACAGGAGAAACCAGATGCCTAAGTATCTAAAAACCAAAGAAGGTAGTCTTGAAAGTGCAGTACTGGAGGCGGTATCTCCAGCACAACAGGCTGCAATCGCAATTTCTAAAAAAGAAAAGGGTGAGAAACCTAAAAATGAAGAAAAAGTAGAATGTCCTAAATGTAAAGGTGAAGGATGTGACCATTGTGATGGTAAAGGTTATCACACAACTGAAGAACTTACTGCAAAGCAGAAGAAGATCGACATGAACAAGGATGGCAAAATTACTGGTGACGATCTTGCAAAACTAAGAGCAAAGGGCGCCAAGAAAGAAGAAGTGAAAGAAGAACTTTCCCTTGCAGAACTTGCCGCAAAACATATTGCTGATATGTGGAAAGAGGCATCTAAATCTCCTAAGAAGGAAGAAGAAGATCCTAAGAAAAAAGAATCCAAAACTACTATGACTGGCAAACCAATGTCTGGTGTCGAAATTAATCCAAAGTCAAAAGAGGACTAATACATGAAACATCTTGTGGAACTCACAAAAATAGAAGAAGCAGAGCTTCCACAGATTTACTGTGACATGGACATGGTATTATGTGATTTTATCGGCGGTTATCAGAAAATGACTGGCAAAGATTTTGCCACTACTGATAAAGATGAACGCTGGGAAGAAATAAAGTCAAAGAAAGATTTCTGGGCAACACTTGATTGGATGCCTGGAGCTGAGAGAATGTGGAAACTAATTAATAAATATAATGCAAATATTTTATCTGCATACTCAAATAGAGATGCAAACAGTAGGCCAGGAAAGAAAAAGTGGTTATCACGATTTGCTAAACCTACTGGTAGAATTCATCTTGTTGTGAGAGCAGATAAACAGAAATATGCCACAACCAATGGTAAACCTAACATCTTGATTGATGATTATATCAAAAATATCAAGGAGTGGGAAACCAAGGGTGGTATTGGGATTCATCATCTGAGTCCAACACAAACCATTGCTCAATTGAAGAGATATGGATTTAGATAAATAGAAGAGTAACATACTCTATAACTAAGGAGAAAGACTATGGCTCTATGGGGCGTTTCAACAACAGATGAGTCCAAACCAAAGTGGCTCACTGCTGAACAAAAGAAGACCGTTTTCGCAACGGACAGAGGTTGGGTTCAACTGAATGGCAAAGGACTTGAAGAAGTTATTTGTGCAATCGGTGGACTTGCCGGTACAAGTGCTATTACTGGTATTGGTGCTGCTACAATCACTTCAATGGACTTTGTAACTACATCGTTCAGTGAGGCTGATGGTGGTAACATTGATATTCGTGTAATTTTTAACGAGAGAGTAACAGTAGATACTTCTGGTGGTACACCAACTATTACTGTAACAAACGATCAGGCTGGTTCTGGAACTGATGCAACATTCACTGCTGCATATCAGGCTGGTTCATCAACCAACCGTTTGACATTCAGAAAAACATATGCTGCTGCCAATGGCGGTGTTGCAGAGGATGACGTACTTTCAGTTGCTGCACAAAACTTGGCACTGAACTCTGGTACAATTGTTGACCAAGCAGACGGTACAACTGCTGTAGCAGTTGCAATTAGTGCTGACGCAGCTGCCGCTGCTGGCACACTTACAGCATCTGCATAAGTAGTATTAACGGAGTAAATTATGTCTAAGAATGAACGGACACTTAGTGTCGGTGATATTGAAAAAAAGAAAACGGAACTGGAATCTGACTTGGAGAAAATCCAAAGTCAGATCCAGAACCTTGATAAAATGAGAGTGCAGTTAACAGCACAGGGTAATGCCATTAATGGTGCAATCCAACAATGCAATTTGTTTCTGCAACAACTTGAGGCGAGTTCCGCCAGTAGCATCCCCTCGCAAGACGATAACCCAGCATTAAAAGCTGTGTTGAGTTGAGGGTTTTAACAATTAGGAGAAATAAAAATGGCTGATAAGAAAATTACAGCACTTACGGATTTGGGTAGTGCGATTGCATCTGAAGATTTACTTCATGTGATTGATGATCCAAGTGGAAACCCAATTAACAAAAGAGTTAGCGTTGCTAATGTTTTTAATAACATTCCAACATATGTTGCACTTGACGGTACAGCACAAGTAATCACTAACACTACTGATGCAGTCAATGTATCAACTTCAATTACACATCTCAATACCACAGGTGGAGCTCACGCTGGTGGACTTGCCGATGGTACTAATGGTCAAATTAAAATCATTACAATGATTGCTGATGGTGGTGATTCTGTTATTACACCAACAAATCTTGCCAATGGTTCTACAATCACATTTAACGATGTGGGTGATACTGCAATGCTTATTTTCACAAATACCAATTGGGTTGTTGTATCAAACAATGGTTGCTCGATTGCATAAGGAGTAAATTATGACAACTAGAATGGGCGCAAATGGTATGCCAATGCCAGAGAAAAAAGAAGATAAAAAACCAGAAGCGCTTCAAGAGATTCTTGAAGTTAATCCTAATACAGTAGAAGAGGAAGAAGAACTTTCTTCTGATTGGGAAGCAGAAGAGGAAGAAACTGATGAAGAACTTTAGTAAATATATTACAGAAAAAGCAACTGATGCTGGTTATCCAGTAGACGGTTCTGACTTCACCAACGACCTCGCCAAACCAGAAACAATCACAAGAATTAATGCATTCCTTGGTTCTATGGGTAAGATGGAATATCTTGTTCCAGAACACGCACTGAACAAGATGCAAGAGAAACTTGGTAGATTGGGTATCTCTTTTGAAATGCCAAGTTTGTCAGAGGATGGTGGCGAAATGTCTGTTCCTCTAACACAGTTTGGTGGAAGAACAGGAAAAGATGAAAATGGCGATGATATCAATGATGATGGTATCTCTCATAAAGTTGAAGGTGGACTATCTCTTAAAATTATGCACGAAAAGACAGCATCTGGAACACACTTTTTGATGGCCAAAATCGTTTAATAACGTAGGGCAATATGTTTGAAAAATTAACGAATGATAATATCACAATGTTTGCTATCAAGCATTATGATAATCCACAATGTGAAGGTGAAGCTGAGTTCCATGATGACATGAAACGCTTTAAGTATATAAAGCGTTTGTTGAGAAAGTATCAAGAGTCTGGTGAATTAAAAGAAAGACTTATACTGAATCATATGACTGTCATTTATAATGTTTTTGGAGTTGATGCTGGTTCTACATTACTATTATTTAAAATTGAACCAGAGTTTTGGGGTATACTTAAAACATTTATGGTATTTTTAAATATGTTGCCAGAAGGTGAACTTTCAGAGATTGAAGTAAACGAAGAAATTAAAAAGGTATTAGAGAAACTATAATGGGAAGAGCGATTGATTTATTTGTGACATACCGTTTCATCAGACTTTTAACGACTCCTTTTAAGGAAAGTGAAGCTTTCAAATTAGGTATCATAGATGAAGTTGGTAAAAGAACAGATAAGAAACTTACAACGTCACAAGAAAAGAATGCTTATACCGTTCTTCACAAACTTGTATATAATATCAAAAAGATTTTTGAAAAAGTTCCAGGCCTTAGAACAAAGGTGGGAACTTATGCCGCTGCTCTATTTTTACTGAAAGATACTTTTAGAGAACATATTGAAGATCCAAAGATGTTTGAAAAAGAATTTCTCAAATATCTAAAAGAAAACAATATAGAATTAGATGATTCAATTGTTGAAGAAGTAACTTTGGACAATGGCAAACTTTCAAAAGGAATCTATGTTCTCACACAGGATGTTGTGACAACAGAAGAAGATGAAGATGAGATTAGTGCTGTAGAGGGTGATGAGGTTGAAGTCTTTGAGGATACTCCACCAACTGATACTATTCTTGGTGTTGATGTGTTCTCTGTAGTACATAAAAACACAAAGCAGAAGATATTTGTTTCTGCTGAAGATATTAAAGAAGTAGATATAGGGGATCTATTATGAGTCTAAAATTCGATGATATAATGAAAAGATTTTATTCTGACCCTAAATTGGGTATTCAAACAGAGGAAGTTCCTACTAACAATGCTAGTAGTGGTGCAGTCTCTATGCCGCCTGATGTTCAGATTGACAAAAAGAAAAAGAAAAATCCATATGATGGTAGAACTAAAGAAGCAAAACAGTTCTACAAACGTATGGCTGAACGCAAAGCAAAGAGAGAAGAAATGAAATCAAAACTCGCACAGAAAGTTCAAGAGAATACTCTAGAAAGATCATCACACCTTGCAGAAGATAATGTTGATGTTCTAAAAGATATTGTCAAAAACAAACAAAACAAAAATATCAAATTCAAAGATGGTAGTATGAAAGTAGACTTGTTTACTGCATCTGCTGTTACACAAGTTTTCGATATGGTTAATAAGTCTAACCAAGAAAAGATGAGAAAACTTATTAACGGTAAGAAGGCAGAGTTTATGAAGATTTCTGACTTTGCATTGTCAAAAGTAAAGTAATATGGCAACCCATGTAATCAAAAATACCACATCTAATTACACGGTAAAGGTAATGAATGAGAATTCATATACACTTACTTTGTCTGATACTACATTAGATGGGGTTACTCCAACTGGATTGGTTATTAATGCTGCATTTTGGTCTGTATCATCTTCTGGCAACGAACATCTTGAGATAACCAGAAATAGTATTGAAGTTATGGATTTACATGGGAATGGATTCATGGATTTTACTGACCATGGCATGGTGTTATCAGAACAATCAACTCAATCAATTGTTATCGCACCAACAAACTCTGGGCATCACTATAGTCTTATATTGTCATTAGGGAAAGTAATCTAATGAAAACCTTTAAACAGTTTGAACAGTCATACTCTGGTGTTCCCTTTGGAACATATCATCCTGTAGCAGACTTGAATGCTGCCGCTGGTGATGCACAGATTTCTAAAGCAGATTTAGACAACGTAGAGAAGTACGCTGACAGACTATATAAAGCAGTAGGTATTGATGTTGAATTTACTCGACACTTCCTAGACAGAGTGAATGATGCGAGAAACAAGAAACAGATTACTGTGGCTGAACTTATTAGATTGTTCAAACAGTCTTTTAAGAAACATGGTAAAAAGATTGCGGCACTTGGCCCAGATGCTGAAGCCGTTTTAAATGATATGCAGACAGATGTTAATATGCCGTTTGCATTAAAATGGGATGGAAAAGAATTAGACTTAATCGCAAAGACTGTAATGAGAAAACCAAACTTTGCAACATCTAATCAGAAACTATCTTTTTAAGGAGAATAAAATGAAAAATTGGATTAAAGCAAGAATCGAAGAAAGAACATCTTGGGATGGTGCCGCACTTGTGGCAGTAGGAGTAATCGTATTGATTGCAGGCCCGTTTGCAAAACTTGCTGCATACGCAGCGATTGCTTATGGTGCATGGACAATTTGGAAGGCTGAATAATGTTTAAGTGGTTTATGAAATGGTGGAATTTTGAACACACAGGTGATTTGTCAAAGCATAGATTATATACCACAAGATATGAGGATTTGTGTAAATGAATATGAAATTTGGTATTGGTGTAGTAATTGCAATTGTATTGCAAGTATCTGCTTTTGTTTGGTGGACAGCACAACAAGCACAAACAATAGAAACATTAAAAGGTGAAGTGAATGAACTAACTGCAAAGTCAGTAGTGGCAAACGAAATCAATCTTCAGCGTGATATTGCAGACTTAAAAGAAATCATTGCAAAACACGAACAGTGGATTGAAGAAAACTATGCTGATATTGCAGACTTGATTTACTTTGCAACATTTACCGAAAATAGATGGTCAGATACATATGCAACTGACCCATCATATGAGAGGAAATTTGGAACTAAGAATCCAATGTTACAAACAAAATGATTAAACTATATGGAATTATTATTCTCGTAGCAATATTGGGTGGTGTGGGTTATGGTGCAAAATACTATTACGACACCACCCAAAATACTATTGCACAATTGCGTGAGAATAATGCTCAGTTAGAAGTTGCAGTAGATACTGCACAAGAGAGTGTAAAGACTTTGCAGAGTGATATTGCAAAGGCAGCAGAACTTAATCTATCACTACAACAAGACTTGCAGAAAGCAGAAGCGTATAGTGATGAGTTGAGAGGGAAACTAAGTAGACTTGACCTTGTGGTTGAGGCTTTAAAAAATTCTAAAGTATTAGAAGGAAAAATGAATGGTGCTACAGCGAATATATGGCGTGACTTCATGGGTGACACTGGTAACAGTAATGAGTATCCTCTTCCTATCTGGTTGCAGCAGTCTCCGGCCGGAGCCGGAGATCAAGACGGTAACGAAGATAGAGAAGGTTCAGATACCAGTAGTAGCTCGCCCGAAGCCACTCCAACTAAATGATACCAGAGTATTCGTAGTTACCAAAGATAACTATGAAGAGTTTGCCAAAGAGTTCACAGAAACTTATGGCGAACTGGCGTTTGTTGCATTGTCAATGAAGGACTATGAAAACCTTGCATTGAATATTGCAGACATTAAAAGGTTCTTAGAACAACAAAACGAAATAATCCTATATTATGAAAAGGCGGTGACAGAAGAACCTAAAGAATAATAATAGGAGAGAGAGATGGACTTTATTTTAGAACAACTTGTCACATGGTGGCAGTTTACAGTTGTTGGAATACTCATCATTATCGGATATATTATCAACCTTTTTGATGATAAAGAACCAAAGAAAAGAATAGGATTTGAATACAACGAAATGCCACATATGAAACCAATTCCAATTCCAACAAAAGGAAAGGGATTTTGGAGTGCAATCTGGATGTGGTTGACTGGCACAAGAAATTGGGTGATTGCAAAAGATTTTGTCTTTAAGTTAGATGAAGTTGAATATGTTATTCCAAAAGGATTCCAGTTTGATGGTGCTTCCATTCCTAAATTTCTACACACATGGTTATCTCCAACTGGTGTTCTTCTCATGGGAGGCCTTGTTCACGATTATGCCTATAAGTACGAAACCTTAAAGAAAAAATCAAAGGGTACATGGGGCAAAATGAATCAGAAAGAGGCTGATGTAATCTTCAGAGACATAAATATAGAAATAAATGGATTTAAGTTTTTGAATTATCTTGCATACTGGGCATTAAGAATTGGTGGTTTTGTTGCATGGAACGGACACCGAAAGAATAACGCCAAAATTAAATAAAAAAACTTGACAGTGGTTGTAGTCAAATTATAATCACTGTCATTTTCTTGACAACCAATAAATAAAAGTAGGTATAGAACTTGCAATGGCTACAATGAAAACGATAGAAACTGAAGTCGAACTTCTCAAAAGAGAAGTTGCAGATATGAAGGCAATTCATCTTAGACTCGATTCAGCAATTGAAAAGATTGCTGACGTTTCTCAGTCTTTGCATACTATCATGGCCGTGCATGAAGAGAAACTCATTCGACAGGAAGAGCAGTTGGAAGATCAAGAAAAACAATTTCGTGACAATATCCAAGAATTGCATTCTCGCATTACAACCAATGCGAAAGAAACCTCGACTCAAATGGGCGACATGGAACGCCGTCTTGTCGATGCAATGAACGAACACAATCGCAAGGAAACAGAACAGTTTCTAAAGTTGCGTGAAGAATTATCAACCAGAGTAGGCATACTGGAAAAATGGAGACACCTTATTATAGGTGGCGCCATCGTCATAGGTTTTATAATACAAAGACTTCCTATTTGGGGATAAAATCTATTGACAATTGAGGTGAAACACTGTATATTATGACATATGAATTACATCGACACAAAGTACATTTCCCTAATCAGCCATAGACTAAGGAACTTCACCAAGAAAGGTGATTACCTGTGGAACTTCTCTTGTCCATTTTGTGGTGATTCACAAAAGAACCAGAGAAAGGCAAGAGGGTTTGTTTATCGAACAAAGAATGACTTGTTTTACAAATGTCATAACTGTTCGCATGGAACAAACTTATCTAAATTGATTGAGTATGTAGATATTTCTTTACACAAAGAATATGTACTAGAAAGGTATAAGGAAGGCCTTACCTCTTCTGGTCGAGGAGATAAGACGCCTGGAGCTGGTATTGAGAACCCAAAATTCGATTTCCAGAAACCTGTGTTCAAAACATTTGATGGACTGAAAAAATTCAGTGAACTGGATGAAAATCATCCAGCCGTCAAATTTTTATTGAAAAGATCCCTTCCTAGAGATGCTTGGAATGATATATATTTCTGTCCTAAATTTTTTGAGTTCAGTAATACATTTATTGAAAACAAATTTCCATCACTAGAGGGCGATCATCCAAGAATGATTATACCATTCAGAACTAAGGATGGTGAAATCTTTGCTTATCAAGGACGGGCGTTTGGGAAAGAAAAACAGAAATACATTACTATCATTATTGACAAAGATCAACCCAAAATTTTTGGGTTGGACAGGTTGGACACTTCTTTCACAATTAATATCGTGGAAGGCCCTCTTGATAGTCTATTTCTTCAAAATGGTATTGCTGTTGCCCAAAGTGATTTACGACTGCCTCAGTATAAAGATAAAGCAGTTCTTATACCAGACAACGAACCAAGAAACAAAGAAGTCTGCAAACAAATAGAAAAATTCATAAGTGAAGATTATTCTGTTTGCATCTGGCCTAAGGGCATAAAAGAAAAAGACATTAATGAGATGATTCTTTCTGGAATCACCTCGGCAGAGATTATGGGGATTATACATAGTAACACCCATAAAGGATTACAAGCACAAACTGTTTTCAATTCTTGGAAACGGACATAGAAACATTAGGAGATACAAAGATGGCCCTTGAGAACGTAGTAACATTCCCAAGTGCTGAGGAAACTGGTCTTGACCACCTTGGCATCACAATCGACAGAACACGAGACAAAGATTTATCAGAACAAGCATACAAACTACTCAAGGATTATTATTGTAACAAAGACGAAGATTCACCACAACAGGCATATGCTCGTGCCGCAGTTGCGTATTCTGGTGGAGACTTAGAACTCGCACAAAGAATTTATGATGCAGTATCCAAAGGCTGGTTTATGTTTGCATCACCAGTATTGTCTAATGCACCTCGCCCAGGCGAGAAAGCAAAGGCTCTTCCTATTTCATGTTTCCTAACCTATGTTCCAGATTCACTTGAAGGACTAATCGACCACTCAGCAGAGTTGCGTTGGTTGTCAGTCAAAGGTGGTGGTGTTGGTGGACACTGGAGCGACATCAGAGCAATCTCTGACAAGGCGCCCGGCCCAATGCCGTTTCTACACACGGTTGATGCAGATATGACTGCTTACCGTCAAGGTAAAACTCGTAAGGGTTCTTATGCAGCCTACATGGATGTATCACACCCAGACATTATTGAGTTTTTGAACATGAGAGTTCCAACTGGTGACGTAAACAGAAAGAACTTAAACCTACATCATGCAATCAATATTACAGATGCATTTATGAGAGCAGTAGAAAGAGGAGAGATGTGGGATTTGCGTGATCCTAATGATTTGGATGTTCGTGAGTCAATGCCTGCAAGAACTCTATGGCAACAAATTCTAGAAGTTCGTTATAGAACTGGTGAACCATATCTAAACTTTATTGATACTGCTAATCGTGCATTACCACACACAATGAAGGCAAAGGGTTTGAAGATTCATGGTTCTAATCTATGTAATGAAATTCACCTACCTACTTCAGATGATAGAACTGCTGTTTGTTGCTTATCATCTTTAAATTTGGAGAAGTTCGATGAGTGGAAAGAAACTACACTGGTTCGTGATCTTATTCGTTTTCTTGATAATGTTTTGCAATTTTTTATTGATAACGCAGGCGATGAAATCTCTCGTGCAAGATACTCAGCAACACAAGAGCGTTCACTTGGACTTGGGGCAATGGGATGGCATTCACTCTTACATCAGAAAAGAATTCCTTTCGATTCATGGGAAGCAAGAGAATTAAACCATAAAGTATTTAAACATATCAAACAGGAAGCAGTCAAAGAATCAAATACATTAGGTTTTGAAAGAGGTGAGGCACCAGATATGCAAGGAACTGGTAGACGTAATGCACATCTACTTGCAATCGCTCCTAATGCAAACTCTTCTATTATTTGTGGTACATCACCATCTATCGAACCATCAAAGGCAAACGCATATACACACAGAACTCGTGCAGGCTCACATTTGGTGAAGAATAAATACCTTGAAGAAGAACTAAAGAAAGTTAAACAGAATACACAAGATGTTTGGTCAAGTATTATCACAAATGGCGGATCTGTCCAACACCTCGACTTCTTATCACAGAAAGTCAAGGATGTTTTTAAAACAGCAATTGAAATCGATCAACTGGTGTTGGTGGAACAAGCCGCAGACAGACAAGAATATCTCTGTCAAGGACAATCCCTAAATCTATTTTTCCCTGCTGGTGCAGAAAAGAAAGATTTGCATAAAACTCATTTCGCTGCTTGGAAACTGGGCACGAAGGGTTTGTATTACCTAAGAACTGAAACTTCACAACGTGCAGAGAATGTATCACAGAAAGTTGCTCGTGATGCATTGAAAGATTTTGAAACACAGGCAATGACGCAAGACGAATGTGTTGCGTGTCAAGGATAAGGAAATGCGTAGATTACAAAAGATGATTGAAAACGCTCTCATTGATCCAAGAGAGCAGTATATCGAAACAAGGATCACACAACTAAAAGACGATATGGATAAAGCACATGACGAGCATGATAGGAATTGGTACAACAGACTAATTCAAGAGTTGGATTGGGTTCAACAGATGAAAACAAAACCAACACATAATTGTCATATGCAAAGAAACTACGGCATGAATAAAAAAGATTTTCAGAAAGGAATGATGCAAGAATGAAGGTAGAAATTTATAGTAAGTCACATTGCCCATTTTGTGAAAAGGCAAAACATTGGTTTGATTCACATGGGTATGAGTACACAGAAATTAAAATGGATAATGAAGAAGAAAGACTTGCTTTTTATCAAAGAGTTCCTAACGCTCGTTCTGTTCCACAAATCTTTATTGATGACAAACTAATCGGCACATACGACCAGTTTATGGAAGTTGCAGATAATTTTGTTAAGAAAAAAGGTGGGGGTTTGATGGAGTTCTCAGAAACTTACAAGCCATTCCATTATCCTTGGGCAGTTGAAATCACAACAAGACACGAGAAAGTTCACTGGATTGAGGATGAACTTGACTTGTCAGAGGACGTTGCTGATTGGAAGTCTGGTAAAGTCAGTGCAATCGAAAAAGAATATATCACAAACATTCTTAGACTGTTTACACAGTCAGATGTTGCAGTAGGACAAAACTATTATGACCAGTTCATCCCAAAGTTTAAGAATAACGAAGTACGAAATATGCTTGGTTCATTTGCAACTCGTGAAGGTATTCACCAACGTGCATATGCACTTCTTAACGAGACACTTGGGCTATCTGATGCCGAATATCATGCCTTTCTAGAATATCAAGAGATGGCAGACAAGATTGAATTTATGATGGATAGTGATCCTAACACAGTTCGTGGCCTAGGCCTATCACTTGCAAAGTCAGTATTCAATGAAGGTGTTGCTCTCTTTGCATCATTTGTAATGCTTCTTAACTTCCAGCGTTTTGGTAAGATGAAAGGTATGGGTAAAGTTGTTGAGTGGAGTATTCGTGATGAATCAATCCACGTTGAAGGTGTATCAAAACTTTTCAAGGCATATTGTGCAGAACATCCTCGTATCATTGATGATGAGTTTAAAGGCATGATTTATGAAATGGCTAGACAGTCAGTCAAACTGGAAGATAACTTTGTTGACTTGGCGTACAAACTTGGAGATATTGAAGGACTAGATAGTAAAGAAGTCAAACAATATATTCGATATATAACTGATAGACGCCTTCTTCAATTGGGGTTGAAGGGTAATTACAAAGTAAAAGATAATCCACTACCTTGGTTGGAGTGGGTGCTGAATGGCGCAGACCATACTAACTTCTTTGAGAACAGAGTAACCGAATATGAGGTTGCTGGTTTAAGTGGTAAGTGGGATGACGTTTATGAAGCCGCATAGAGAGGCTTATGAGTAAAAAAGAAATCTTATGTGAATCATGTGATGCTGTTTTTAGAATCCAACATAACATGGAAGAACACTACTATTCTGTCAAACATTGCCCGTTCTGCTCGGACGAACTAAATACTGAAGAGCAAGACGAGATTGAGGATTTTGATGAAGATGAATGGTAATGTGGACATACAAAGGAAATCCAGTAGACGAACTTCCAGAGGACTGTGAGGGGTTCGTCTATATCATAACGAATCTAACCAATAATAAAAAATACATTGGTAAGAAACTGGCAAGGTTCAAGGTAACAAGGCCTCCCCTAAAAGGTAAAAAGAATAAAAGACGTTCAACAAAAGAAAGTGATTGGAGAACCTATTGGGGTTCATCCGACCATTTGAATGCTGATGTTGAAGAACTAGGTGAAGAAAACTTTACTAGAGAGATATTACATTACTGTCAAAGTAAAGGAATGTTAAGTTACCTAGAAGCAAAAGAACAATTTGATAGAGAAGTTCTTTTAAGTGACGATTACTATAATGGCATTATCAATGTCAGAGTGGGAAGTTCTAAAGTATTGCAAGAAGGTTTGAAATTATATAATGAAGATACTGATATTTAATGATACAAGAAACTACCATCATGGTTGTGCCAAAGTGATGGAGTACTTACATAAAGACTTGATTGACAATGGGCATACAATCCTAAATTCTATTACTGGTAACAGAGACTTGCTTCCTAATGTAGAAATGCAATTTATTGAAGCAGATATGATTCTTGTCAATGGTGAAGGAACAATGCACCATGACGCTTCCACAGCTCAACAGTTACTTGCAATCCTAAGAAATGCAAAGACACTAGGTAAAAAGACTGCACTAATTAATACAGTATGGCAGTCTATGACTATTAATGATGAAATTAAGGACGTATTATCTGATACATACATTTCTGTTCGTGAAGTAAAATCTCAATATGCAATGTATGAGACTATTGGCCGTAAGGTAGATTTACATTTAGACTTGTCTTACTTTGTCGATGTACCAACACAAAACTTTGAACACAAAGATTTGGTGATAGGCAAATTCTTTATGCAACAAGATTACAGACCAGAAAACATTCCTGTTCTGGATATCTTCAAAACAGAATGGAATGAATGTGTGAACACTCTTAGAAACACTGATTGGTTCGTAACTGGTAGACACCACGAACTGTATGCAGCTTGCAAGGCACGTTGTCCATCTACAGTTCTATCTGGTAACACTTGGAAGAACGAAGGATTGTTTGAAACTGCTGGTGTGGATATTCCTTGTGCTGATGGAAAACTATTGCATGATAAAATTCCAAACTTCATTGATGAGTGTAAAGAAAAGAAAGACGAATACACAAAATTATTTGATTGGATGGAAGCACAACCAAAGTGGACTTGTGCGAAATTGTCACGGCTGTTTTGACAAACAAACCTCAATGAAACGTCAATATTACTGACATAGTTTTATAAATAAATACGAAACCCCCCAAAGGAGATTCAATAATGTGGCCTTACACAGATGAGGAAGCTCAATACTTGAGTGAACCTCAACCCCAAAGACCAAACTAACTAGGGATGCCGTTTTGCATCCCTTTTACCGTTTTAGAGGAATGAAATAAAATGTCAAAATGGATAGCAAAATTGTTCCGTAGCAAACAAAACTCAACCGATATTATTCGTTATATTAGAACAGAATACGCCCAAGACACAAGACATCTTAATGACGAAGATGTTCTATCTTATTATGAATACATCACACACAAAAGGAGAAAGACATAATGTCTATAGGACTAGTACTAAATCATACATACAAACAAACTTGTGAAATCTGCGATTGGATTGCAAAGATGACACAAATAGCATTCGTTGCCGTAATCGCTTTCGGCGAGAGTGCTGGAAGAGCAAGAGCTGCATCTCATCTTTCCAGTATGGGATACTATGAGGAAGCAAAATATTTAATGTTGAAGGAAGATAAAGATGAAGAATAAAATTAAAGACTTTATGCAAATAACATCTGGAATTTTAACTCTTCTCGTAGTGTTGGGTGCTGTAGGAGTTGTTACAACCCTACCAGTAATTGCATAAGCGAATCACCTAACACCGATTCGGAGAAATAACCCTATTTTTGGGAATATATCTTCATCCAAAATAAAAATATTTTAAAAAAAATGATAAGCCCCTGTTTTTACAGGGGTTTTTTTTCGTCTTTTTGCTATTTTTCTCTTGACTTTGTTATGATAACAAGGTATATTAATTAAGTAAGATGAGTTGAAAGAGAGGACTTCAAATGACAGACAAAACAGTTTTTATCGGTGCGAACAACGGTGGCCTTGAGATTTTCTTGGGTGCCGGAAACTTGGTTGCTGGAAATATCCAGACTGCAAAGACTTTCAAATATGTGATGGATACCTACGGTATCGACATCGTTAACGACACAATCTACACTACCAGCAGCATGGACTTTGCTACTGAGTATGGTTTTGAAGATGATGACGATGCTAGAATTCTGATGGAACAAGGTATCAAGTTAATCGAAATGACAAAGACTCACTAAGGGAGAATGATGATGAATATTGAAAAAGTTACAAATATGATGTGTGAGTTCGTTGCCTATGTTGACGATTTCTACAATGAAAAGTCTGGTATCTATCCTATCATTGGAATGACAGACATGATGGTTATCAAGGCTGTCCAGAAACACGTTGCAAATGTTGGAATGGATTTCTGTGCTGACAGTGTTGACAGAGAGAAAGTAAGGGATATTATCCTTGAAGATAATGATGTAATATGGAGTGCAAACTAATGGGTTATTTTTATCAAGATTGGAAGGACAAGAAATTGTTTGTAGAAGATTCAGAAGGTCAGTTCGTAATGAACTTTGGTGAGGCAGAAAAATCAATGATTGAGAATCTTGAAAATGCCATTATCAATATCACAGAGGGTGCCTCTGATGAAAAGAGAATGGCGATTGGATACATGGAGTATCTTGCCGACTGCCTGAAAAAAGGTAAACTTGAAGTT